GGAGTGCCGGGGATCAGTTTGCGTTAGGGAGCAATTAAAGAATCAGTTCATAAAAATAATAGGGAAGAAAGATAGATATAAGAGATAGTGGTTTTATAGTGGATTCTATAAACAGCAAAACGATTTGTAAGAACTTCACAAATCATTTTGCATTGTTTTTAATCTTGTTAACACAAAACGAAATGTCTATTTAGGATTCTATATAACAAGATTCAAATAGAGAATACACACCTATCAGTATCCTTTGATATACTTCTATTTAGTTAGTCCTGCATTTACTTCCCTCAATATATTTTCGAACATAGAGATATGCGGCACCATGTCAATACCTGTAGGAAAGTTCATAGACTTGCTATCACCTTCTAAAGCCATATACCCAGCGTGTACAGTTTGCTCGCCTAAATCTGTTTTCGCTTTTTGGATAATACAACACTGCAAACGAGTTATGCCATTTTCATTGTACGAATATGTTGTCTGATATTCATATTCACCTTCTTTTGCGATCGCTTCTACTTGTGTAGTTCTTGTTTTTTCACTCAAAATTTTTGTTGCCATAATCTTTTTATTTTTCATTGTTAATACTGTCTAATAGATCAAATACACCTTTTTTGATGCAGGCGAAAAAACGTCCTACTTCCATGTATTTGCGTATAATTTCCGCCTTTTCTGAATCTACTTCCACTTCGCCATGTTTATAAACTTCTTGCGCAAATTCCAATTCGCCCAAGTCGGTAGTGTTATTGTAGATTGCATTACCTAACTCTTTTGCAATATCGACGGTACTGTTATTCCCTTCGATGTCTTTCACTTCGATTTTTCTAAAGTCTATTTTCATAATTATGTGATTTAAATATTATTACCAAGTTGCACTCCATAAAATTCCATTTTTAAATTGTAATACTTTAGTTCGTGTACTCCCATTATGCCATACCTGGGCGATTTCAATATATTCATCAATCCCTCTTTTGCCATCAACTACAATACCGCCTTCGGTAGCAAGTGCTATATTATCTCGTCCTCCGGCTACACTAATAGATACACCCCTATTTATATCATAAGGTCTTGAACGGTGATCGTAGAATCTTCCTAAATAATCGACTCCCATTGTACTAAACGGGCCTACAATAACTTGCCTATTTTTACTATTAAAACCAATCATATCATCGTAAAGGAACATCTCCTTTTTATCTATAGTTGGTATACTGGTAGAACCTGTCCCTATACTATTAGCAGAAATCTTAAAGCCTCCAATAGTGCCATCAACAGCGGCAAGTTTTTTAACGACAAGATTATCAACATCTATATTTTCAGCCCTAAGAATAGGCTTTCCGGCAGTATTGGTTTTAAATACCGCTATCGCGTTTCCGTAGTTGTCTTGTACGCGGAAGGTATCGGCAGTTACGGTTACTTTTCGATTTGCTATGTCTATTCCGGTTGCCTGAAGATCACTTTTTAGGGCATTAACTTTGCCATCGGCAATATTACCCGCTTCGGTGGATGTTACTTTCAAGCTGATTTGCTCTGCATTCTGGGTAATACTACTTTCGGCGGTACTCATTCTTCCGGTTAAGTCATTAACGGATGATTGAGAGGCTTTTAGCGCAATTTGTCCGGCTTGGGCACTTATAGACGCTTCCGCAGCAGCAACACGTGATCCTAATGCGTTGAAATCTGTCTTTTCAACTTTCAGATTAATACTATCGCTTAACACCTTAATTTCTGAATCGTATACCGTCTTGGTTACATACTTGCCATCTACATTATCGAGAAGCGCCTTTGCGTCTGTGGCACTTTTTGCCGCATTAGTTGCTGAACTAGCAGCCTCACCCGCTTTAGTTGCGGCGGTTGTTGCAGAATTAGCAGCTTCATTAGCTTTAGTTGTCACCTCTTTAACTTGTAATGTGATACTACTTGCCGTCTGATTGATACTAGATTCTTTTTGGGAAACGACAGTGAGCTTTGCCGCTGCACTATCTGCTGAATTTTTCGCATTTGTCGCGGAAGTAGAAGCTTCTCCCGCTTTAGTGCTAGCAGTAGAGGCACTGTTTTTCGCATTAGTTGCACTTGTAGATGCTTCTGCTGCCTTAGTTGAAGCGGTTGTAGCAGCGGTATTCGCTTCTACTACTTTCTTCGTGACTTCCGTAACCTGCAATGTTATGTTTCCGGCTGTCTGGGTGATAGAGCTTTCTTTCAAAGTCACATCTTCGAGGACTTTCGCCGCATTATCTGCAGATTGTTTTGCATTAGCTGCCGAATTTGCAGCCTCGCCCGCTTTACCGGATGCAGTTCCGGCAGAACCGGATGCAGACGTAGCGGAGTTTTTCGCATTTGTAGCGGCAGTATTCGCCTCGGTTACCTTTTTATTAACTTCGGTTACTTTTGTAGAAATTTCTCCGGCTGTTTGAGTTACAGAACTTTCTTTTAATGTTACTTCCTCCAATATCTTCCCGGCATTAGTCGCTGCTCCTTGTGCATCCGTGGCACTTTTAGACGCGTTATTTGCAGAAACTCCGGCGGATGTAGCCGAACCGGAAGCGTTCGTTTCGCTCTGTTTCGCGTTCGATACGGCAATATTAACTTCTTTAATCTTAGAAGAAATTTGTCCTTCACGAATTTCAAAGTTCGTCTCTACATCGGTTATTCTCCCATTTAGATCGTTTTTAACATCGTCGATTGCTTCCTCTATTTTCTTTCCGGAATGGAGTACAAATGTGCCTTTTAAATAAACATTAGTGCCGTACAAACCGGAGCCAGTCAATACACCGAATACAGCATCAGTAATACCGTTAAGATTTCCGATACGTGTAATCAACCGATTTACAAGCGAATAGGAATTAATTCCGTCGTAGTCATCCCGATAAGGTGCGGAATCACCAACAGCACAATCTATTTGTGCTTTTTGTCTTGCAGTGTTAGTTCTGTTGCCTAATACTGCCACATTATCTCCGGTTTCGGGCATTCCGCTTCCTTCTTCACAGTCTACTTTAGATAGATTAAAATAGCCCGCTCCGGCAGAAGTAACTAAACGCCAATAACGTTTTGTTGCCGTACCCGTGAACGCCTGACATATTATTTGATCGTCTTGAACAAAATCATCCGTGCTATCATGCTCGCATCTCCAATATGAACCGCCGTCGATCACTTTGGTCAATTTACCACCCGCGGCGGAACGAATAATCATACCACCCTGATAAGTTATCTTTTGAACGACCAATTCAAACACAGAAAATATCTTTCGAACTGTAAGATTATCAATTTCCATGTTCCAGTCACCCGTGACCGCTTTGTATATCTTCATTCCTTCGCCGCCAAAACCACTGACAAAAGACTCGGAAGATATATAGTCCTTTACTATTGTACCCATTAAAGTTGCAACGTGAGATACGCTTAGATCGTGTATTTCTGCAAGCTCTTGAACGAGTAAGTTTAGCGTTGTCGTTTTCTTAGATACAGTCACATTGTCGGAAAAAGTCGCTGATTTCGCAATCAGTTTATCAAGAACGTTGAGTATTTGCGTTGTTGCTGTCGTTGCAGTCAACGTATCTGTAGAAATGCCCTTTGTTACGTCTAGCCCGTTATCTACAATTAGTCCACCCAACAATTTGAGCAAAAACGCTGTCTCATCATCTATATCCTTACGAAGGAATCTCTCATTCACCGGACTATCATCATCCAAATCATGAGCCTTGTCTGCATAACCTGCCTTTGCTCTCTCATGAGTAATAATCAACTCACCGGTACCATCATCCACACTGCCAACGCGGACCGTCAAATATTTATCATCATTCTCATCAAAGCCAATACGTTCCAAGGCAGGCAGATTCGTATGTGTATGACCGTCACAGGAAGAATTTCCACCACTTGAACCGGAAACCAGTACGGCTGCGGATGAAGTAGATTGCCCAGATTCACGCATTCGTTTGCTACGTGGAACAGCCTGACGTTCTGATATGACAATATTATATTTTTCTTTCATTGTTGGTAATGTCTTTATTCATATTCTATCCCTTCAAAATTATCAGGGGTTATTTCAGCTAATTTCACGTTACTTTCATCTTCACGTACATCCTGAACATCACCTACCATCAAATATGTACCGGGTTCATTCACGTCTGTATATATTCCAAAATTATTTAAGAGGCGCGAAGTACCGGAAAGCATATTCATACGTCTGCTATAATTACTATACCATGTACCAATCAAAAGTTTTTCTATCGACGCAGTTACTCCGGCACGAGTGAAAGTAGTCAATGTTGTACGTGATGAAACATCCATGAGCATCCCCATACCAAAATTTGCAGAGGTTCGTGGAGTGCCTACAATCGTTTCAATCTTCTTTTCCTCTTTTGCAGAGGAATTGAGCCATGTTTTATATTCAATGTCATTGCCGTCCACTTCCTTACCGTATTGATTGACCAGAGTCAATTCCGGAATTTTAAATAAAACCCATCGTGGAGTCGTATAAGAGTCAGTTGTAAGCCTGTTATGCTTATGAGGATTAACCACACGTGAAAAGCAACTCACAACTGTCAATTCCAGCGTACATCCTTGACATCCGATCGGAATAGGTATGAGGTCACCTTCTCCTGATGCAGAACGAGGAATATATGAACGCAGGTATCCAACGCGATTCATCTGCCATCCACCTCTCCATCCGGTATATCCGCCACTGTCATAGTATCTTAGAGAAGTCATTTTAGGAGTACCCGGTGCTATATCTCCATCCACCCATTTTCCATTAATCTCTTTATAGTACCGGAAAAAACCTTCTTCTTCAGACTCCTTATCATAGACTCTGTTTTCATAGTGCATTTTTATATTACCATCCGTATCAATAACTCGCAATATGTATGATATATTGTATTCTTTGATATCCTGCATTTCCTCATAAGCACTCTTCCCATTCAATGCTGACGCTTCTTCAAATGGGTTATATCTACCGTCAATCATAGCTTCGACTTTCAATCGTAGCATTATATCTGTCAAACAGGATTTTCCATCTAAAACGACACCCGGAGAAGCAAAATTAAATACAACATGAGTTTCAGGCAATGACATAGTACGTCGCACTTTAAAAAGCCAGGGTGCCCCATAATCGCTTCCCGAAGTATCTATAGGTGTCTCTGTTACAATAGTCAGTGGCGTTTTATAAACATTTCGGACACGTGAGGCTATTCCGAAAGCCTCACCTCCTGAAAAGACAGGAATTATTCTGAAGAGCAGGGCTTTGTCTGTTCTGATCTCCAGTTCTTCACTTACCCCAGCCGTTTTTTTGAGGTCGATCATGAAACCGATATTATTATCAATAAATGGACTTCTACTCAAATCTTTTGCTACATAATACCGTTCTGCGCCCTCATCGAGCATCTTTTCCGTCAATGTAGTAGAATAAAGGCTCTTTTGCGGATAAGGGCTGAAAGTCAGAGTCACATTCTTATATATCTTGTCCACGCCAAGTACTGCGTCATCACTTTCCCAGCGAATTTGTTCAGGTTTAAATACTGTTTGAATAGCATTCAGGTCATAGATAAACAATTTACCTTCACGCTGTATCAGGCGCAAAGCAAACGGACGAAGAATTTCGTCAAGTACTTCCCGCATCGTTAACGATACTCCTTCTTCATCATAAAAGTTCTCACAGCTGACTCCTACGTTGTCCAGCATTTCGCCGGAAACCGAACTGCAAGTAGTTGATATGTATCTTTCAAACCTCTGGTAATTAATTTTAGTTTCAGTTACAAGACTATCAATCAAACCACTTATTGAGCGTGTTCCTCTCAAAGAAAAGTTCATCCGGTCAAGTAGGGCAAAGTCACTGAAAGTCAATTTCACTTCATATTCGTTCTCATAAGAAAAGGGTTCTTCATAGGCTTCCGTATCCAATGTGCCGCTCCAGTATAAAACATCATTCCGATATGTGTCCATACGGATGCTCCCGGCTTCAACCGTGTACAGGTCTTTATATTGCCGATTTACCTTGCTGACTATTTCCAAGGTTGCGGCACTTCCCTGCACAGGTTCAAGTTTGTCCATCTCCCCCCATTCAAACACCAATGGGCTTTCCGATGGAAAGCGAAGTTCCGCAACAGCAGGATAAGGAACATCTGCATCCTGCCATATCTCCACGCGCCACAGTACGCCTGCAACGCTGAAGAATTCTCCCTTGTATCTTAATTGTTTTTCCATTGCCTTATCTTGTACGTTGATTATAACGGTCTACTTTATTTAAAACACCACGAAGCATTCTACCATCTATCTTGAATTCTACAATCCCACCCATACCACCGGACGGCTGAATCAGTTGACGGAGTTTGTTGAGTGGCGCAATTACTTCCGGATTATTCTGTGCGCCGGAATATTCACCGAAAAGCCCCATTGTAGGACCGTAAGCCAGTCCACCGTTTGCAAACTTCGGAAGATTTGCCAGAGCTGCCAAGACGCTAGCTACGGCGGCAATAGCCAAAATAGGACCAACAACGGGAATACTTGCTGTTGAAGCTGCGGCGCCGGAACCTGCAACTGCCGTATTAGCTGCAACTTGTGTGGTCTGTAATCCCAATAAAGTCGTAATTTGCGGAATAGCCGCAGCAACAGCTTGCACTACATTTGCGCCCCAGTTCAACCATTCACCTGCGGCACCGCCTACCGCCTGTCCAAGACTGCCCATCACACTCCCGATACCACTCATGCCTTCTACTAAATCCTGATTTTTCTGATAAGCTTTGTCTACAGCATCATTCCATTGTTCAAAACCTGATTTTTTAGGTTCCAGCTTAGGCATATCAAATTCAGGAAGTTTCATCTTCTTGATATAGCCATGCGTTAATGTCTCCGGTTTTTGCTTGGGATGTTTACGATTCTCTTCATTCTGAAAATCTTCTGCCATTTGCCCAAGAGCACGTCCGGCATCGGAAGCAGGAACTACACCTACATTGATCTCACCATGAGCGTTCTTAAAAGCTTCCTTTTCAATCCAGATTTTTACGCCTTCGATTTGGCTCTTTAACTTGTCAATCTTAACCTGCAATTCTATAGAGGCTTGTCCGACAGGTTTTGTGGATAATTCTTTTTCATATTTAGACAGTTCAGTTTTCATTGCATCGATACTGCCGCTCGCGAAAGTCGGACCGCCGCCGATACCCATCGCTTTTTCTTTAACCTTCTTAAGAGTCTCCAGCTGATTGATCTGAACCTGTATGCTACGCCCCTCCTCGTCTGACGCAGTTTGTTGCGCAGCCTGGAGTTCTTCTATTTTCTTCTTGATATCCGCCAAGGTAAGCTCCTTCTTCTCAAGCGGATCACCTCCCGCGTTTCCTCCTGTTCCATTTCCCACCGGATTAGTTCCGGAAGTGGAAGAAAGAATCTTTTCTGTTTGTCCAAAAAGGGACCTTGCCTGATCTATTTCCTGTTCGTATGCTTCCCGTGCACGTTTTACACCGGATATTTGTTTTGTTATATAAGTTCCGGCTACGTTAGTGGTAAAAGTTTTCCCTTCGGAATTCGTCATACTTTTACCTAATTTTCTTACAATATTCTGTGCTTCTTCAGGAATATCTTCTCCGGAACGAACAGCAGTGCGGATTTGTCCCCATGCCTTCCCAGCCTCACGGGCTGTTATATTTCCTTCACCGGAACCAATACCGGCATAAAGTTTCTCTCTTATATTTTTTAAAGCCTCACTTTCCTTATCCGCATAAGTTTCCGCTGCATTTGCCGTAGCGGTATCCAACGCACGGCTGCGGGCTGTATCAAGAATAGCACGACTAAGCTGCTCGTAAGCAGTACGGGCTGTGTTCACGTCCTTTATTTCAATACCCAGTTTCGCCAAATATTCGCCATATTGCTCTACAATCTTGTCTTTAGCCTTGTTCCACTGCTCCGAGCCTTCCTTAGCCCGGTTCAGCGGTTCAAACAAATTGTCCAGTCTGGAACGTTCTACAGTGACTTCCTTGTTCATATCCGCCATTGCGTCACCCAAACGTTTTTGTGCCCTCTCCGCTTCACTGCTGCGTGTAGCCATTTTGTAGATGGCGACTCCCAGAGCCACGGCAGCCACAGCGGCAAGCACATACGGACTGGCTGCAATTGCTATATTCATCAGCTTAGTGGCACCGGTAGTAGAAACGATTGCCGCCCGTGCAGTAAGCACTTGCATTTGATATATATAGAGGGCACGCTTACCCAGATTCACTACCCCGTTAAAGCTCATTTGGGCTATAACCGCCGTTTTGGCGGCAACATTGTATTTGCCAAGCACAGATACCACACCATTGCCCAACTGATAGAACGAAGCCAGAACAACTGCGTTTTCACCTATTACAGAAGCATAAGCAGACGTCGGACCCAATAAGTTGGCAAAACTTATTTTTATATCATCTACTTTTGCACGCAGTATTTCCATTTTGTGTGCCGTCGTTTCTGTACGTACAGCCGCTTGTTCCTGAGCCACACTGGTGCCCGTCACCTTTCGTGTCATCTCCTCAATAGCCGTTGAGTTTTGTATTAAATACTGTGCAGCGGCTATGTTTTCCATCCCGAACAGTTTACTTAAGTATGCAGCGTCTGTTAACCGGGGTTTCAGCGCGTCCAGCGCTGTGGATAAAGAAGTACGGCTCAGGTCAACCCCCAATTCAGTATTTAGTTTCAGGATGATATTGCGGAGAGCGGTTCCGGCTTCACTTCCTTTTAAGTTGGCTTTGGACAGCACTTCAAGCGCCCCTGCACTCTGCTCTACAGTCAAGCCCATGGCAGAAGCCGCGGAACCTACAACCTTAAAACTTTGAGAGAGTTCTTCTATTTCGGCCGCTCCGTATTTGCTTCCTGCCGCCAACACATTGATAACCCGTTCCGCCTCATTTGCCGTCAGTCCAAATTGGTTGATAGTTCCGGCAAGGGATGTTGCGGCAGCGTCGATGCTCATGCCGGAAGCTTGTGCCAGCGTCACGCTCTTTTCCTGCAAGTTATTCAAACCGGACATTCCGATAGTGGCGACATCTATCTGGCTGGCAAGAATTGCATACGCGCGTGCTGCCGTGCCGGCCCCCAAGCCGGAGTCCTGGCCTACCTTACGTGCATTCTCACCAAGAGCTTTCAGATCGTCACCCGCAATACCGGTAATAGAACTAAGGTCCGCCATGGATTGTCCAAAGTTCATTCCTCCCTGAGACAAATCACCCAGCACACCGCCCAACCGTTCAGCGACTCCCAGAAATGCATTCAAGTCGGGCATCTTCAATCTGCCGCAAATATTTCCAAAGCGGTTGGTACTGGAAGATGCCTGAACCGCCGCCTGGTCTATGGCGTCAAATTGCTTCCTGACGTTATCCAATGCTCCCGAAATATTATTTTTCAGGTTAAGTATGATGTCAAATGAAACTTTTTCCATATATTTGTGAGGTAAAAATCAAACAGTTATGACTATTGGAGGTTTCTTTATAGTATTATTCATCATTATCGGTCTCTATGGGCTCTTCAAAAAAGACGACTCCACTATTACCGGGAAGGATATTGATGAACTCATCCACGAACTGGAAGAGGAAAAGCCAAACCTCAAGCCCCATTCCACAGAGTCCTGATTTCATCGAATCTTTCCTGTGTACTGGGTTCTTCCTCCGCTTCCTTTACAGGTTGCGCATCCCAGGAGAACCGGCATATGTCAGTCAATTCTAAACTTCTTTTACTGTAAGGCTTCAATATGCTACAAGACAGGAAGCGTACTTGTTCCCACTGTCTACGTTCCGCATACGTTTCTTTTTGCTGCCAAGCCTCAAAGACAGCTGTAAACTCTGATGGAGTGAGACGGCAGAAATCGTTCAGACACATACCGACACATCCCATCGCCATCCCCATCAGAGATTCGATTGTTACGCTCTCGTCCCCTTCTTTTTTTTGCCCCGTCTTCTTCAGTTGCCATCCCGTTCTGAAAAGCAGTGAAGTCTTCCAGGTTGATGCCATCGGCAAATTGTTCAAAGGTCAACTGGAAATCCATCTTATCGGCACGGCAGGCACTACGCACACAACAATACATGAACATGGTCAACTGCTCTATATCAGCACCGATCTCGTTTACATCCTTACCGGTTTCACGTTTGAAGTCGATCATTGCCCCCATCGTAACGCGGGAAGGATATTCTTTTGCACAAATGATTACTTTATTCATTGTATGGCACAAATATTAAGGGTGATACATTATTCTTGCGGAGCAACAGTCTTGGTCGCTACCGGGCCGGAGTTTTCCAATGAGATGGTATAGGTGGAGTCATCATCCGAAGGAGATGTCTCTTCCAGGCTTGTAATGAGAAACTTCCCTTCACGGTATTTCGTCGTTTCTTCACCGCGCAACGCATAGCGTACCGTCACAGGTTCACTCTTTTCCCAAAGCTCCAGGAGTTTGTCATATCCCATTTCATCTCCATAGAATTTAAAACCCTCGGAACTGATTTCGACCGACAGGCCGCTCACCGATTTTTCTTTCCATTTGCCGGCGCTAGCTGCCGCTACCTTATCTGCCAAAGTCGGCTTTACGGCACGCTCCTTGGTTTCCGCCTTATTACTGATTGTACAGGTCTTTGAGTGACCCAACGGGGAAAAAGCGTCTTCCATCATTAATCCGACAAGCATGTCACTACCATGAACATATCCTTCTACTGCCATAATTTTTATACTATTTAATTTCGTTTCAACTACCGTTTGATTCGTATCGGAATAAGCTCGGCCAACGGTTATCCGTCTTATTCGTAATTTATTTGAACCGTTTTAAAATCAGCCGGACAACTGCAAATATGCCAATTCCCGAAGCCAGCAGTTTTCCCAGCTTTATCCACAATTCCTGCCACCACGTCAGTTCATTCGTCACAGGACCGGGCACATCTACCGGGACATAAATCAGTGAATCCTTTCCGGGGATATAGAGTGTGTCATGCACGAATACGGCATGAAAGTCCAGTATCCCGTTATTAAGTTTCAAGGAGCTGTTTGCTCCACTGCTCTTCTGTTCCTCAAAAGCCTGCATAATCACCTGGTTGTTGCTGTCACACGCCAGGTAGGCACGCAGCCAGGCGGAATCGGGCGGGATTTGCACCGGAATGAGTTTCGGTATCTCTATCGGCTTAGGAAGGAGAAGCCCTGTCCCGTTCCTCGGAGCCTTGCAGCTCACGACGCACAGGACAATCAGCAGAATGGGGACAAACACTGACTTTCTCGACGGCCTTACGCAGCCGCGCCATTTCTCTTCTGATTGCATTGATTTCTTTTTTAAGGGGTTCCACCACTTCTTCCATCAGGATGGCCATCGCCTTCTTTACGTTTTCAAGCTCGTTGCTGCGGGTGTTCGTCCTGGCGGTTTCCACCTCGGCACGCAGCTTTTCAACTTCCTGACGGTATTTCTTCGTATCGGTCATGCTCTTGAAACCTCCGGCCGCCACAATGGCCAGAATGACTTCAACAACAAGCCGGGTAATTTCAAGAGCGTCCATTTTATTGTTTAATACCTATTGATTTCAGCCATTTCTGCACATCGAACGACGGGCAGGCTTTGGCGGCAAGTTCGTTGTGACCGATGATTCTCACATCCGGGAAACGGCGGTGGAAATCCTTCACGTATGCCTCAAGGGCTTCCTGTTGGGCAGGTGTGCGGGTATCCTTGGCGGTTTTCCCGTCACGGGTGCATCCGCCGGCATAGACAACGTGCCGGCTGACACTGTTGTATCCGGCTGCCCCGTTCGTGATTTCCCACGGGTCGACGTTGGAGTCTTCATTGTTATGCACCAAGCGTTCCACCGTTCCGTCCAGATGGAACAGGTCGGTGTATCCCACCTGCTTCCAGCCACGCCCACCCTTTGAGGTAGGGTTCGTGTGCCACGCCCTGATGTCGGCGGCTGTGACTTCACGACCTTCGGGCGTGGCGGTGCAGTGGATGACCAGTTGTTTCAGTATAGCCATATCAATTACCGTCCGTTTCGTCAATATGCTCGATGTTGGCTGCCTGAACGGCTGCCGGCTTAAACGCACCGTTTGCTCTCCAGTCCAGCGCGATGAATTCCTCACCGAAACCGATATTCGTATCTGCCTTCATCAGCATTTTGATGAAATACAGTTCGCTCGCATTCGCCCACTTGTCAATCTGGATCACGTTTTCGTCGTCCTGAAGGTTGACTGCCGCGAACAAGTTGCCATCAGTGCCGGAAGAACAGAGAGTGGCAACCATCAAACCTTGCGGCCATTGCGCCAATGCTTCGATAGGAATGCCTTTGTAACGGCGTGAGTTGACCTCCGTAGCATCCTTACCCTTGTTCGGAAGGTTGGTCAGTTCATCGTCATATTCGTCGAAGTCTTCCACGCTCATCAGGATACGCAGGTTCGTATTGTTGCGCAAAGTGCTTGGAATAGCGGTACGCAATTCTTTCAGACGCTGCAACATGGTAGTTCCCACCGTAGTGACTTTCACGACGTCAACGTCTTTTGCCGCCTGTGTCAGGATGCCGTCCATCAGCATTTCGTCATCATTGCCTTCTTCGTAGGTTCCGCAGATGTACTGGTAGCCCAGTTCCTGTTCCACCTGCTTGAGGATTTCCCCCAACAATATTTGCTGCACATTCGGCGGAAGCTGGGTAAATACCAAGTCACCTTTAGGCTGGTACTGTCTCCAGATATATTCAAACGCACGAGGGTTGAAAGTAGCGAACGCCATCATATCCTTTGGAGCCAGTTTCTTCTCGCTGTATTCAACATCTCCCTTGCTGTCCGATTTTTGCGGGTCTTCTTTCCGCTTCTGGAGCATCTTCTTACCTCTGAAACGAGGAATTGTCATCGCTTTGCTCACACCCGGAATGACCATAATCAAGCCACGTCCTACCAGTTCGTTTTTGGTAGCGGCAAGCGTCAACGCAGTTTCAAGTACTTCACCACCGTAATTGGTGGTATTTAATCCTGTAATTGCCATAATTTATTTTTAATTATCAGTTAATAATCAGGTTATTGACTAACGCTTTGCGCTGTCCCGTATTTCCTGCATACGTTTCTCCCATGCGCCGGCACCCGTCTTTCCCGGTTCGTCAAGCACATCCGTTACCAGGCGTTTAGGTTTCAAGTCTTTCAGGACGGCCATTCCGTTCACGCGGTCGGCTTTCAGTATAGCCGCATACTTGGGGCGTTGCGCCTCAGTAATCCGTTCGTCTTTTACGGCCGCGTCAAGTAGCGCCTTGTCTTCCGCCTCAATCGCCTGCCGTTCTTTCTCTTCAAATGCGGTCACCTTGCCCTGGAGTTCCGGAACCTTGGCCGCTTCCTCTTCCAGATGCGCAACGCTACGGAGCACATCTTCTTCCGTCGCGCAGTCCTTGAACAACGGACGTTTTCTAAATTCTTCCAAATTCATCTTATCGCTGTATTGTGGCTGATTCTCCAGCCGGTTATTGAATATCTTGTATATCTGCTCCGGGGTGCTGTCTTCCGGCACCGGATCGGCATCGTATATTTCGTCCACCAGTCCGAGTTCCACCGCCTGTCGGGCAGTGAACCAATGGTCCTTTCCGTCAAACCACTCCGAACGGATTTCTTCCTTTGTCTTTTTACATCTGGCGGCATAAATTTCACAAAGAGTGTCTTCAAGGCTTTTCAGCATCCCGGCAGTCTCCTCCATTTCGCCCGCGTTTCCATAAGCACCGCCCGAAGGGCTGTGCACCATCAGACGTGCGTAACGGCTCATCTTCACTGGTTTCCCGCAAGCTGCAATCACGCTTCCCATCGAAGCTGCCACACCGTCGATATAAATGGTTATATCCGCCGCACTCTGCCGGAAAGCGTTGAAGATGGCCATGCCGGTGAATATATCACCGCCTATACTGTTGATGCGTACATCTATCTGCCTGGATGCGGATTCAGCCTCAATCAGTTCGCGGGCGATATCACCACTACGTACACGGTCATATTCGCCTATCTCTCCATAAAGCAGGATGCAGGCGGCATCCTTACCGGGTATTATATTAAAAAATCTTTTCATCGGGTTCCGTTCTTTTTTCGACAAAGTTAACCGCAAGAACCGGATGCGTCAATACATATAAAACATGATAAAACTTTATGCATCAATGATATAATGATATAGCATTCACATGTTTCAAGCCCCTTGCAACGGGCTCTTTATCTGACGAAATTTGCAATAAAAAGGAGTTATTATGGCTACAGATTTAACCATTGCACAGAAGAAGGAATACGCTGGAGTACTTTATCTGAAAGACAACCTGACACAGCAGGAAATTGCCGAGAAGGTAGGTGTCAGCCGTCAGACCCTTTCCAAATGGATCAAAGCGGAAAAGTGGGAAGAGCGCAAAGTCGGCATCACGCTGACACGCGAAGACCAAATCTCCAACCTGCACAGGCAAGTGGCGGAAATAAACAAGGTCATCATGGAGCGCGAAGCGGGCAAACGCTACGCTACACCCTCCGAAGCCGATACGTTGGGCAAACTGGCGGCTGCCATCAAGAAGATGGAAAGTGACGTGGGCATTGCTGACATAATCAGCGTAGGGATGCGGTTCATCAACTGGCTGCGTCCTGTCGACATGAACAAGGCGAAAGAATTCACCGGATTGTGGGACATGTTTATTAAAGACTCCCTATGAAACAGACGGACAGAGACTCTCTTCAAAGGTGGGAAGAGTTCAAAGAAGACATATATAAGGATGTCCCCATAGAGGAAAACTTGAGCCGGGCGGAAATAGAAAAACACCGTACCTGGCTGGAAGCTCACCCGATAGAATGGATAAAGTTCTTCTTCCTCGCGTATGCCAAATCCGAATTTGCCGACTTCCAGAAAAAGGCGATCAAAAGATGCCTGGCAAATGACGAATGGTACGAAGTGCTTTCATGGGCGCGAAGCCTTTCAAAAAGTACCGTCACCATGTTTATCGTAATGTTCCTTGTACTGACAGGACGCAGGAAAAACGTTATCATGGCCAGTGCAACGGAAGATGCCGCCATACGCCTGCTCAAACCTTACAAAACGAACTTTGAGAAGAACGGGCGTCTGAAAGCCTACTACGGGAATCTGGTGAATCCGGGAAGCTGGAAGGAGTCGAATTTCATATTGAAGAACGGGGCTTCATTCATCGGCGTAGGTGCGGGAAACGCGCCGCGCGGTAGCCGTAACGAAGCCGTACGTCCGGACTGTCTGCTGGTGGATGACTTTGATACGGACGAAGCATGCCGGAATCCGGATACGGTAGACAAGAACTGGCGCTGGTGGGAAGACGCGCTCTACTTCACCCGTGACCCAGCCATGCCCACCACCATCATCTTCTGCGGAAATATCATTGCCAAGGACTGCTGTATCACCCGTGCCGGGAAACTGGCAGACCACTGGGACATCGTGAATATCCGTGATAAAAACGGAAAAAGCACCTGGCCGCAAAAGAATACGGAAGAAATGATAGACCAGGTTATCTCCAAGGTAAGTACCGTCGCCGTACAGAAGGAATATTTCAACAACCCGATTTCCGAGGGTGAAATATTCAAGGAAATAACCTACGGCAAGATTCCCTCTTTGAAAAAATTCAAGTTCCTGGTAGTCTATGGCGACCCCGCACCGGGTGAGAACAAGACCAAAAACAGTTCGACAAAAGGCTGCTGGCTATGCGGAAAACTGGACGGGAAGCTTTATGTAATCAAAGGATTCCTTGACCGGGGACTGAATGCGGAGTTCATCAACTGGTACATATCACTCAATGAATACGTAGACGGGCGAACCACTCTCTACAACTTTATGGAGAACAACAAGCTTCAGGACCCTTTCTTCCAGCAGGTATTCAAACCACTTGTACGGAAAGCCAAAAAGGAAAAGCGTGTAGAATTGAACATCAATCCGGACACGGAAAAGAAAACGGATAAAGCCACCCGTATCGAAGCGAACCTGGAACCGTTGAACCGGGAAGGAAACCTCATCTTCAATGAGGACGAACAACAGAACCCACACATGCAGCGTCTGACAGACCAGTTCAAACTTTTCACCCTGCGCTTGAAATTCCCTGCCGACGGTCCGGACTGTATCGAAGGGGCAAACAGGATTATAGACCGCAAAATGCGTGTCTTGCGGCCCGGGCATTCCGCTTCGCGTTCAACCAGACAAAAAAATAATAAATACAGACTATGAGCAAATTTATAGAACTATCCGACTATGACGCCAGTATCCATCGTGACATACTGGACGCACTGACCCGCAACGATGACGCCATCGTTGAAATCTGTGAAGACCGTGCCATTGCCGAAATGCGCGGCTATCTCTCCGGACATTATGATTGTGACAAACTGTTTGCCGCTACCGGAGACGAACGGAACCAACTGGTATTGATGATGGCACTGGATATCGCCATCTACCATATTTTCACCATCCATAATCCGCAGAAACTATCACAGATGCGGAAAGACCGATATGACCGGGCGGTGGAATGGCTGATAGCCGTTAAAAAAGGCATGTCCGTTGACGGGGCACCGGAACTGGAAAAAGCGGAGCGCAAGTCAACCTATGAGTTACACAGTAACACCAAACGCATAAACCACTATTGACATGAAAGGAAATACCATAACCACCGGGGGAAACATTCCCCTGCCGGGACAACAGCGTCCCTCAACCATTATCCTGACACAAACAAGACGTTTCGGAATCGACATAGGCAGTTATATGAACGCTCTAAGAGCTGCCGAAAGCATCGACTTTCCCCAACGCGCCAAGTTGTATGACCTGTTTGAGGACATCCTGATGGACCCGCATCTTTCCAGTGTCATCAACAAGCGGAAAAGTGCCATACTCTGTTCTGTTATCGAGTACCGGCGGGGTGGAAAACCGGATGAGAAAATCAACGAGCAGTTGCGTTCTCCCTGGTTCCTGCGTTTCCTGGGTGACGCGTTCGACGCAATACCGCAAGGCAACACTCTTGTGCAGTTCTACCGCGACAAAAAGACCGGATGGCTGAATTACATCTTTATTCCGCGCAAGCATTACGACCCGATACGTAAACTTATCCTCAAGCGGCAACATGACATAACCGGTATCCCTTGGGATGAATTTGATGACCTGCTGTTTATCGGTGAACCCCGTTCGCTGGGTGAACTTGCAAAGGCTGCACCGTGGGTTATATACAAGCGGAACAGTACTGCCGACTGGGCACAGTTTGCCGAAATATTCGGGATGCCGATGCGCAAATATACGTATGATCCCGATGACGAATCGGCTTTGGAGCAGTTGAAAGAGAACGATGCGAATCAGGGTTCCGCTTCGTCATGGTTCCTGCCTGACGGCTGCAACATGGACCTGGTGGAAAGTGGCAACAAGACAGGCAGTTCGGACCTGTACAAAAGTCTGGTAGACACTTGCAACAGTGAAATCAGCAAACTGCTCCTGGGAAACACGCTGACCACCGAAGCCGGAACGAAAGGTTCCCAGGCACTCGGAACGGTGCATGGCAAAGTAGAGGAACGTATCGCGCAAAGTGACCGGAAGTTTATCCTGAACCTGCTCAACTACGAGATGACGGATATATTCCTGCACCTTGGAATCAATACATCCGGTGGCGAATTCTGCTTCGCGGAGCCCAAAATGATTGACCCCACCACCAAGATGAACCTTTTCACCCAAGCAAGCAGCCTCGGACTGGAAATCAGCAAGAAACAGATGTACGACGAACTGGGGCTGGAGTGTCCGGAAAATGAGAAAGACACTATAAAGCGACCGCAAGCATCTTCTTTTCTTCCACAAATAAATGATATCGAAGAGGAAGAAGAGGACGAAGAAAAGCGGAACGCTCCACCTGAAAAGAAATCTCCCGAAAAGAAGAAAGGCGGATTCAGAAACTGGTGGAAAAGTTTTTTCGTAAAAGCCCCGGAGGCGGAAAACCACGGGGCTCCTTTAGAGTGGTGATAAATGAGCTTTACCGGGACGCAGCGGTAGACGGCGCTTCATCCGGATTCTCATTCGATGACGAAGTGATGAGACAGGCACTGAAGAACATCTACAGCAAAAGTTTCCATCCGATGACGGACATCGAGGAGAACCTGTTCAACGAAACATGGAAAGCGATGAACGAAGCTACTGACAAAGGATTCGGAATACGCCAGCCTGTTGACCCGGACTATGACTTCTACCAGGAACTGAAACATAACAATGCGGTATTCTCCGCCTTCAAGGTGCATCGTGCGCAGAATGACATGGCGGCACAGTTACTGGATTCGGAAGGTAAGCTAAAACCATTTGAACAGTGGTCGAAAGAAGTGCAACCCATTGCCACACATCAGATGGAACACTGGCTAAAGACTGAATACGACACCGCAGTAATCCGCGCCCACCAGGCGGCGGACTGGAGACAGTTTGAACGGGAAAAAGACATTCTCCCAAACCTGAAATGGCTGCCGTCTACCAGCATCCATCCGGGAGCGGACCACAAAATATTTTGGGGAACAGTATTGCCCGTTGACCACCCGTTTTGGAAATCACACCGCCCGGGTGACAGATGGAACTGCAAATGCCCATTGACGTCAACAGACGAACCTTGTACACCGATGGACGGGATTCCGGAAGGCGGCGATGATGACAAGCCGGCTGACGGGCTGAAAGGGAATCCGGGACAAACCGGGGAACTCTTTGACAAGTCGCATCCGTACGTAAGATATGCGTATGATGGAGCGGAGAAAGCGGTAAAAAAGTATTTGAGCAAGAAAGAAGATACATCTGTCTATACAATTGAAGGTATAAAGCAGGTTACCGTGCTGGATGGCAATGACCGGAAAATAAATAAAATAGTAGCTGATATAGAAAAAGATATAAGGATGAACCGGGATTATGAAACCGGAGTAATTGTAGACCGGGAAGGGAAAGTTCTCGTAGACAAAAGAGGAAAGTCTTTTAAAGTAGAATTTTCGGATGAAGAATGCAACCTTATGAAAAATGCCATATTTACGCATAATCACCCTAGAGGTTGGAAAGTTCCGGAAAACAGCATAGCAAGAATAGGTAATTCTTTTAGCATAGAGGATTTATCACTTGCAGTGGGACACGATGCCGCAGAAATACGGGCTGTTACGCCTAACTATACGTTTGTCATGAGAAGACCGGAAAAAGGTTGGGGCGTTTCCTTGAAAGAGTTTCAGGCTACTTACATGAAAGAAAACGCGAAATTGAAAAAAGAATTCACCCAACGTATCAATGCGGGAACCTTGACCTTTGCACAGGCTAATTCAACGCACTTCCATTTACTGGCAAGACGTATTGCTAAAAAATTTGATTGGGAATATATCAAAGGAAAGACACGTTAATCCTCTGGCTCGTATAGGGTATTTCCCACCTGGTCAGGCTGTATGACATCATGAGTGTCGCTTCCTTCAAGCAACCTGTCAGGGATACCGTCAGGGTATGCTGAACAATAGTAATCATCTTCCATGAAATGCTTGCAACGCGCGCACTGGGAAATATAAAGACTAAGAATCTCATGTCGGTCATCAAGAATGAACCCGTCAGTTTTCTCTTTATAAAATCGTTGAACCATTTTATTATATTATTTGAGTCATCAAGCAAATATACAATTAAATAGTGAAATAACATATTCATACATAGAAAAATGAACATAAAAGAATTCTCCGCACTGTTGAAAGCCAAGGCTGCTGAACTGAATGACTTCCGCCACCGGAAACTTCCCATCCTGGCAGGTCGTACGGCAAAAGACCATTTTCAGGAAAACTTCCGTCAGGGTGGTTTTGTCGATGGTAGCCTTCATCCCTGGCAGGAAGCCCAGAGACGGAAAAAAGGCGGAAAAAGAGCTTCCACCAAATACGGTACATTGCTTTCCGGAAGAAACCACCTGTTCAGTTCCATCAAATATATTCCGGGAGACTCCAGCGTCACTGTGACAAACGACGTGGAATACGCAGCCTTGCATAACAATGGCGGGCAAATAACCACACATCCGCAAGTGACCCCGAAAATGAGGAAATTCGCATGGGCGCAATATTATCAGGCTGCCGGAATCACCAAAAGGATGAAAGCTGGTGGCAAGAAACGCATAGCCATTGAAGAAAATCTTCCGGAAGAAGCATTGAAATGGAAAAGACTTGCACTGACAACGAAAAAAACACTCGACGTAAAAGCCACAATTCCCAAGCGTCAGTTTATTGGTGAAAGCCGTGAACTGAACCAGAAAATAGAGAATTTGATAGAAACTAATATCACTAACATTTTAAACAAATAAGAATCATGGAACAATTATTTTACAGCCTTCAGCAGCACATTGCTGCCAATATGCCCGTACTGTCCACCATAGACGAAGATTATGGCCAGCTCCAGACAGACGAAGACACCTATCCGGTCACCTTTCCCTGCGTACTGATAAATGCGGAACAAACCGATTGGGAAAGCCTTTCAGGCGGAGTGCAGCGCGGTAAATGCACGGTAGTCATCACTTTGGGAATCGACTGTTACGATGATACCCGGTATGGTAGTGGAACGGAAGAAAAGGCTGTTGAACGCCAACAGATGGCTTCGGAGTTGAACAGACTGCTGCATTGCAAAAGGTTTGAAGGCGCAGCCGGACCTCTTGTCCGGAAGAAGAGCAGGAACTACAGTCTTCCGGGTGGAATCAAAGTATATGAGATGAGATATGAAGTAACGGTAACGGAATAGCTAGCTCTTTTCATCGCTTTTGAACAACGCCAATTGCCGTGCTGTAAGTTTCGGCTTGCGTACTTTGGGAACCGGATTCACATCAATGTCTCCCAAACGATTACAGTTCTTGCGGATGATAGCCATAATACGGGCTTCACTGATAAAGAACTCGTCTTTGGAAAGCAAAGTCAGAGCACGATCGAAACGGAGGTTTTGTACCTCTGTCAGTTCGTAGTAACGTCGAAGCAATTTTTCATCCCTGCGTGATAATAATTCTTTGTTTCTTCCGCGTGGCATAATTTATGGAGATTTGAGTAACACAAAAATACACTGTTTTCCCCGTTAATGCACCATAAACACGCAAGAAACGACACATTCCGAAAGGAATCAGCCACTTTTGCACCGTCTTTTCGCGAAAGGCAGAGTTAAACAACGGATTGGCAACGCAGTCAAATCGTAAATCGTAAAATAGTAACTAAAAAAATGAGTGTAAAATATTCGCTCACTCTGATGAGTACAAAGCCGGAAGATGACACGGCAAAGAAAATGTTTTATGCCAAAGCGCAGACTGATGGCGTGGTGACGATGGACGAAATGGCGGAAGAAATATCGTATGCCACTTCACTGACGGATGGTGACGTATTGAACGTGCTCCGTGCCCTGATTCGTCAGATGAAGGTGCAGTTGGCGGCCGGCAAAATAGTGAAGATGGAAAACTTCGGTACGTTCCAGATTCAGGTATGCAGCACAGGTACGGAAACCAAGAAGGAGTTCACGGCCAACAATATCACGGTTGCGCATATCCAGTTCCATCCGGGCAAAATGGTGAAGGTGACCACACGCAGCGAAGCACTAAGCTTCACGAAAGTGACCGGGAAGAAAGAAGTGATGGTGGATGCCCCACCGACCCGTCGGAACCGTCCAATCCGGGTGGCGGAGGAAGCGGGGAAGCTCCGGACCCGGCAGCGTAAAAACTACTATGTAGTAAACACATAATTACTACGTAGAAACACAATGACTACCTGCTAATAGCCGAACGTTTACTAGCAGGTAGTTTTTTATTAACTTCAAACAATGATTAAACAGAAGATTTGTTATATTTTTAGGAGAACCAGGGGAATAAAACACAAAAAGGGCGATGAAATTATAAAATTCACCGCCCTTTTTGTGTTTTACTTCTTTGGAATGACATCTTTATATTGAATTAATTGATTGTCTTCATAACTTTCCAAAGCTTTTTCATCAACTTCAAAATATGCCAAAAGCTCTTTTTTTGTTAATACTTTCCCTTTTGGTTTTATACTTTTCTCAATTACATCAGCTATCGTGACCGTTTTATTATCTTTCTCATCCATAAATTATATTATTTAAAATTTTAGAAATCACCATTAATTTCCAAAAACAAAGATAAGAAAATTATCTCATTATTTTTTGTGGTCTTGGTTTTATTGATGTCAAAAACTAAATTATTCATAATTGATTTGAACATAAAAATATGATCTTGAAGATTTCAAGGTTTAGAACATATCTAGAAAAAAACTGTTGCAATTTTAGATAGACAAAATTTTATTATTATATTTGAAGCAAAATATAATAATAAAAGAATATGATTTATACTTTTTGGAATAATAAAGGAGGAACAGGCAAAACTAGCTTGTGTTTTCAAACTATTGCAGAATATGCAATAGCGCATAATAACGAAAAGGTTTTATGTGTAGATTTATGTCCCCAGGCAAACCTTTCAGAATTAATGTTAGGTGGACTGTTGGGTAATGGTGGAAACAAACTTACTCAAATATGGGAAAGTCATAGTTATAGAAAATCTATTGGTGGATATTTTCAGGAAAGATTATCAACTCCCTATAATATGCCTACCAATGTAAGCCTTAGTCAGTATATAACCAATCCTCATCTATTCAATTCTAATATTCCAACTAATGTGGATTTGCTTGCAGGTGATAGAATTATTGAATTACAATCTAATTCTATATCAGCATTATCCATCACTCAAATACCAGGATTAGACACATATGTAAAAGTGGTAAGTTGGTTAAAGGATTTACTTTTAACACAAGAAGATTATGATGTTATTTTTATAGATACTAATCCAAGTTTTGCAATCTATACTCAAATAGCCTTAACGGCAACAGAAAGGCTCATTATTCCTGTTATGGCAGACGATTCATCAAAAAGAGCATTAAACAACGTACTATCATTAGTTTATGGTCTGCAGTTACCGTCTACCATATATAATAACTACGCTTATAACACAAAGATGTTAACAGCAGGACTCCCACTTCCACAGATACACCTTATTATAAAAAATCGTATTACTCAGTATATGGGACCAGCTTCGGCATATTCATCAGTATTAGCTTCTATTGATACAAGTATCTGTTCGCTACAAACAGAAAAGCCTAATATCTTTACATTCTCCAATATATTAGATGGATTAGTTGAAGTTCGAGACTTTCAAACAACTGGAGTCGTAGCTTTTGCTGAAGCTATTCCTTTCTCTTTATTGACAACAGGACGTCATAATATATTTGGTAACGAAACTCAGGTAAAACAAGAAAACTTAAATAATTGCAGAAGAGCAGTAAGAAACATAATAGCAAAACTATAAAAAAAGACTTTGGTGGTATTTTCATGTTACCACCAAAGTCTTTTCTCGTATTCACCATTTTCTAGAGTTATTCAATCTCACAGTTATAACTATATTCACACATATAATCAGAAATATCGTCCTTAGATATGGAATCTAGTAATTTGTTAGAGTCTCTTTTATCGACTTCTGCTGTTACTCTGACATATCCATTTCTAGCCATGCTAGGTTCTATTTGAACGCTCGTTTCGTCCACATCAATTGAAATTGTTTTCATACACCATATTCCTTTCTTTTTATGGTTTATATTTTCTTACTAAATACTTTTCTAGTTATACGCCAATTATCTTATCATTGATACGAAATATGCTATCACTCACAAAATCATATATCTTATACATAAGTTCCGGTTCTTCCTTTTTCGGAGAATAAACCACCACCCTTTTACCTGCGCCTTTCATCCAGCCCGCTTCTGTGTTAGCAGACCGACCACAAGGAAGAACCATAACACAGACATCCGCCCACTTCATGCCGTTAAAATCTGAATCAAATCCTTTTTGTGCAATCGGGTGATTAAGAGCTTCACAATATTGCTCTGCTGTCCAGTTTTGCCAATTAAGGTCTATATCAGACCATTGGAAGCCACCATTACCATGTGGGGGATTCTTAAAATCATAGACCTCATGCCCTAAATCACGGAGAATATTTACAACATCCTGTTGAAATACATTTCTCCAACTACTTGCTACATAAATTTTTGCCATAATATTCTTTTTATAATTTTACTTTTGTATTTTTGCCACAGCATTTGCAAACAATAGGGTAAAAATGCTTTTTGGCATTTATGGGTTCGAATCCCAGTTAAATGTTAGGCATATGCCGAGATAACTATTATTTTTTTAAGTTATGGCAGACATAGAAACTATATTAAACATAGTTGCGTGTGTCTTTACCATAATATCAAGTTATGAGGATGTCAAAAAGACATTAAAGAAGGCATACACTGCATTAAAAAGGGTGTCCAGAAATGGATGCCCTTTCTGTTTTATATATTATTTGATTCATTACTTTTCTTATTTTGAGTATTACTAAAAACCGGTCTTTCCCGGCTGTCAGCCTTAGCTATGTGATAACTTCAACACTGGTGTTAGACATACACAAGACGCCCTCTTAGTGCGGGCAATGACGTCCTTTAACCCGCCCCGTCTCTTCGGTTTATTATTTCATTATTAAGAACGTTTGCCTGCCGCCAGGCAAACGTTCAATTGTTATTTTCTAAAAAACATATCCCCTGAAATACTTCTTGCCATATCATCATTCGTCAAACGAATGTAGCGGAAGAAGTTTTGTTCCGAACGGTGCCCGATTAGTTTCATGATTTCCAGAGTTTTCATGCGTCCCGTCAAATACATGTTGGTGGCTGCACTCCTTCTGGCTGTATGACTACTTATCAGTTCCCATTTTTCACGAGTGACAGTTTTAAGTTCTCCGCCTTCTGTATAGGAAAAAGTGATTTTATCATTCAGACCGATTTCCCGCATAATCAACTTCAAGTACTTATTGAAGTATTGGATGCAAAGCCCTAACGGTATCTGACCATTGTATTTCGCAAAGATTTCCTTCACATAGTCATGAGCCGGAACCTTCACATCAACATTCGTTTTCTTGGTACGTTTTACAATGTATCCGTTTTGCAGGTTGTCTGCCGTCAGTGTAGAGTAGTCGGAATATCTTAATGCAGTCAGGCAACCAACGACAAACAGGTCGCGGATACGTTCTTTCGCCTTTCTCTTGTCCTGGTTCTCGAACTTATAATAATAAATCCGGGTGATTTCGTTCATGGACAAGAAGACTGCAAACGTTGGCTCCGTACGCATGGCTATCGCATCATAAGTCGCATCTACCGCATAATTGTATTGCGAAGCCTTTCTGATCATTGATTGCATTTTCAGAATATAACCTACAATCGTATTGTGCCGCAAACCGCAATTCTCGAGATAAATGATAAAATCGTCAAGGAACTCTTCTGTGACGGAATTCGTAAAAATGTCACAATCATAAAGCCGGGAAAACTCGTTCAGATGCTTGATAATGGCATCATACAAGCGGAATAGTGTGCCGACTTGCGCCGGGATTTCTTTTCAACCACTTCGCCGATAAAGTCTGCAAAGAAAATTCCTTCCAGGGGCTTTGACTGTCGGAAGTGATTTATATAGTCCTTTCTTGGCTTTGCCTCAAGGACCGGATGTGATACTGCTAGTACTGCTTTGGCTATTCATTTTTAAGGTTTGTTGTTTCAAAGAATCTTCGTATTCAGCTTCCATACGCTCAATCTCCGCCAGACATGCAGGCCACCCGGGGAAGCCGCCGATATTCTTATCGTCAATATAGACGTGCGCGTATATTTTCTTTCCACCTTCACCACCGTATTTGGTCAAATTATCCGGATCGTGGTCGTTGATACGACTGAATGGAATCTGATGTTCAAGAAGCCAGTTGATAGCTTCCAAAAGTCTGTCTCCGGTACGGCAAGTCCATATGATAATCTTATGACCTTGCGAATAGAGCTTTCTCAGCGATTCACCCGCATACGGTTGTTCTCCGTCAATAGCCGGGTATTTACCCCGGCTAATGGTTCCGTCAAAGTCTACAGCTATAATCATTCCCTGAATTCCGGTTCGTTATCTGATGCCGTATATGGATAAACATCCATAATAGCCGTCTCCGTCACCGATGGAACCTGATAATCCGCCATCGTTCCCTTCATCGCTTCGTCCAGGTTCTTTTTCGCACGGTCGAGGTCGGAAGCCTGAACTAGCACATAAGTGGAAGTACATTTCTCTGCCCCGCTCTTTTCATCAAGAGTGATGAAGACCAGTTTGCACTTGAACCAGCGGTCATCCTGTTCATCATTACTAGGGAACAATTCGCTGTAGTTAGCACGTTTAATATCCGATACGGTGAATTCTCCCGATATGAAGGGTGTCATCTCTTCGATAATACGTGCTTCCGCTTCCGTAAAGCTAAGCGCGTCAACCAGATAGGGTTCAGTTACTTTTTTCTGCATTCCGTTATCCATCACCTTTTCGTAACGGATACGGCATTCAAACCATGTGTGCATTGCCATAATTGTAAGTTGTTTAATTGTTGATAAAATGTTATTTAAAATAGATTGAGATCAGTGTACGTCCGGAACGCTTGACAAAGATGACCATCTCTTCTTCATCCGTCACCAGTTCCGCAGTTACATTCTCTTTTCCGAGCAGCTTTAAGTCTTCCTTTATACCCCATTCCAACATCTCAAAGTCAAATTTTGAACCGAAAGGAAAAAAACTATTAAATTCTTTCAGTGTGTAATCCGTGATGTCTTTGAGCCACTCCGGCATCCGTTCACGCCGGAGATTGCTCTTATAGATGAATTTCTTCATGATTTAGGGGCTTGATATTTCCAACCGTTCAGTCGAAAACATTCTTTCCGGGCTTCTTCGCGGGTGGAAAATTCCGCCACTTTGTTTCCAGTACTAATATTCCCGGACTTTTCCCATCGGTAAACCGCCCAACGGCTACCGATAGGATCGTACGAGTACTCAGGACGGTTGTTCGTTTTCTTTCTTGGGTTCCACATAGAAGGTTTCATCTTGTACTATTGTCATCCCACACTTTGATAATTGTTCAGCCACATCCTCCTTATCGCGATCGGCAAAAAGGCGGTCCTTCGCCAGTTCTTCGCTTACACGGATGTACCCAGGAAGAAATTCCTTCACCAGGTTAGTGACGGACGCCCAAGTAAAACCCTTGATGATTTTAAGCTTGGGCGTGCCTGTACGGAAACCGAACGTACCATGAGCACTTTCATAACTTTTGCGCCTGGAAAACAATTCTTCACGATGTTCGGTAGCAAATGTCTGCATGATTTCAAAGTTCTTCTCTTTAATGTCCTGCTGTTCTGCTAGTGCATCCGCATATTTGTCACGGATGCGGGTGATTTCCATATCCATTTTGCTTTGGATATTCTGCACTTTGGCGTCAGCCGTTGCAAACTCACTGAAGGCGATTTCCGCCTGTTCCAATGTAATGCCGGAAATAACGACTTTCTTTACTCTTGTCTTTGCCATAATTCTTTTCTTTTAATGGTTCATACTATGATTAATACTTGATATTGAATTTCTCTGAACTTCCCGATCCTGGAAGGTATTTACGGTCTTCGTCCGTCAGTTCCGAAGGGGCTTTCAACTTCGCAAGGCTGACTTTATCCCGTTCAATGCGTATTCCTGTACTGTTCAATTCTAAAATCAAATCATCCGTTTCCTTCGATTTTTCCGAAGTATCACGTTCCATCAGGATGTTGATGATTTCATCCATACGGGATTCGTCCCGGATGATGCGCTCCTTCAAGCGGGTGATCTCCTGAAGACGAAAGGACATGAGATCACCGGATTCTTTTTGCAGGCGTGCCATGATTACCGTCCTTCCTTATCTAATTCCATTGCCTATGTTTTTAAAATTTAGGACAACCGGACTTGCATCCAATTCGCTTTTACAATAATAGACCTTAGTACCTTTACGATATCCAGTAATGAGTCCTTTATCCGTCCAGGATTTCAAGGTAGTCTTACTACATCCGATATATTCGTACGCCTTCGTCTGAATAAGGAAATCACCCCGGTCGTAGCTTTCCGGCATCTTCTTATAAGCAGAACGTTGGCGACGTTCGAGCAATAAGTCATCCACCAGCCTTTCCAATTTCTCTATTCGCCGGAGCAATGACTCCGTAGAGACTTTAGGCTCCGGACTGGGGGCTGCAATTTTCTGATATTTCTCAATATCCGGAATCAATTCTGCCATTTCAATACGCCCTATGAGGTATTTGGCAGCGTCACGGGCGGCACAATAAACGGATTCATCACGTTCCGCATCCGCCACATCACGCACATACCGCTCAAACACCCATACTTCGCCACGACGATTTGCCAATACATCCGCCTGGATCAGACTTAACTTGTCCCCCTTCTTCCGAAGAATAGCAATCGCTTTACTTATTTCCTGACTTTTTCTCATGATTTCTTGTTTTTAGATTTATTATTTTCGTTGTAGGCAATAGCTTCCAGTTGCTTCTTGAAAGCTTTTAGCTCGGAAAGATACATCTCCGTCACGTTCTTGTGGGAAGCGCTCTTGCTGCGGGCAAACATGTTCAGTTTGGCCTTATTCATCTCAAATTCTTCCTCCGTGTCATTGCTATATCCCTTGTTCAGAAAGGAGATTCCAAAAGACAGTTTGAATATAGCCTTCACTTGCTTCAGTGATTCCGCCTGTTCCCGTTCTTTCTTTTTTATATCGGATTCATTCAGCCGCTCAAGCATCTGCCTTGCCTCATTGAAAGTCAGTTCCTTTGTACTATTGACACGTCCTTCCGTAAAGCGACTGATAAAATCATGACGATCTTCTTCATCAAATCCCTTGCTGCGGAATGTGGCATGCAACGCTTTCAACTGTCCCGGACTGATAGGCTTACCCTTAGTCATTTTCATTGTTAATCACTTATTACTAAACATTTATCACTAGTCAGATTTCTTCTCCCCAATAAAGTCTGGACTTTTCCGGCCAAATATCGAAATGCCCGCGCGGCCCGATGAAACGGCCTTTGGAAAATGCCCTGTATCCTTCTACATAGATTTTCAGTGACGCGTCGAACATCACGCTTTTTGCGCTACGTCCGGTTGGCAGACGCCCGGTGGCATGGCTGATAAAAATCAGCAGCTTGCCACGATGCTTTTCTTTGAACTCAATGTACTGCCGGTAAGTCATCTGCGTGTACTGAAAACTGTCTATAACCACAAAATCAGGCGCTTTCTGACGTTTGATACGCAGGCTTAACTGATCCAACGGCTCCGCGTCCAGAAGCAGGAAGCGTCGGTTTACTTCCTGCATTTGGAAACGCATAAGCGTATTCTGCATCGTAAGGCAGGCACCCTCTTCCAGACTATCATAAGCCACACGCCCAAACCGGCATAAATATTTGCAGAGCTGCATCACGAAAGAAGTTTTTCCGTTACCCGTGTTCCCCCAGATAAACCAGACACCACGACGTTCGGGAGTATTGAAAGCCTCGAACCAGTCACCTTCGAAAGGCAACGTATCAAATTTCATGTTCAGCACTTCCCGAACGCCTTTAGCGTTACGGGCAAACGTGCGGGCTTCATTTACCTTTCCGCTCATGCCTGTTTTCCTCCTTCCAACCGTCTGGCTTCAAGCATGCGCTTACAGGCATGCACCACCCGTTTTACCCGGCGGAGATCATATTCGCCCTGCATCGCTTCACGCATTACACGTTTTATTTCACCCGGGTCAGTCAGACCGTTCGCCTTGCAGATGGCATATATGTCCTGTTCCGTAGCCACATTCACGTCAAAGAATTTACGACCGATACGGCTGTTTATCTCCTTATAGCCTTTCTTGTTATAACGCAAGCCGTTCTCCAGGCGACGTTTGATATAGTCGGTAGAAAGGAAGACAATGCCGCTTTTACCTTCCAGGCGGTTGTAGATGGAAATGAAGTAGTTGAAAACGGAATCCGTCAGTTTGTCTCCTTCATCAAAAATAAGGACCGGATTTTTCAGGAAAGCAATCATGCTGATAGAGTATTCCAAAATGTCACGCAGATTCGTTCCGTCTACCGGAGCTCCCACCTGCTTGGCTATTTCACGCACGAAATCGCTTTTCTTCATATCCTCCGAACAAAGGATATAAAACACATTGCGATGCGTACGACGATACTCTATGGCAGCCGTTGTCTTTCCACATCCGGCATCACCGACTACCCAGGTAACATTCCGGTACATCTGGGCGTCGCTCATGGCGAAAGTGAGACGGGTAAAGGTATCGCTTTCGTGCAGCGTCCAGTTTTCAAGGCTATAGCCTATTTGCGTAGCGATACGGATAAACATGTCATCGCTGATATTGGTATACTTGCCATTGGTAATTTGCGAAACGGTGGCGGCACTTACACCGTTAAGACTCTCACTGGCACGGTTCTGTGAAGGATAGTTGCTGCAATATTCCGTCAGAGCTTCGCGGATAGCGTCCTTCTCCTGTTTTGTAAGTTCTTTCATTGTCTGATTGGTATTTGATTGATTATTGAATACTGGTTTAAAAGTCTTTGTACATATCCGCCCAAGTGAAACCGGACGTTTCTTTGGTAAATTCCCCGACAGACGCGACGCCACTTTCTTCATCATCCGGTTCGTAGGTTCCCGGTCCGGTGCCGGGAAGATAGTCTACCGGAGCTCTCAACTTGCCGTCGGCATATTCTTCACGGTAATCGTCCATCGAATCTTTTGACACTCCTACCGGACGGGGAATAATCAGTCTGGTGTAGGCTTCGCTCATACTCTCTTCCAGCAACAGTTCTTCCGAAGCAATGTGATGGGCAACGCGGGCACGTTCGTTTTCCCGCAGTTGGGTAAACAGGAAGTGGTTATCTTTTTCATCCCGCTCGGCAGTGGCACGGTGAATCTTGACTTTCGGAGTAGCGTCGGTTTCGTAAACCAGTCCGGTAGCGGTAGTCCGCCATAGTTCGATGACTGTCATGTCTTTCGGATCGTAACGGTAACGGAAACTTTCGCCTACATTCTGCATGTGGAAGTTAAGGTCTACCTGTCCGCTTTCGTCATACACCTGGTAGCGATATTCTTTTTTATCTATTTCAAAGCAATAGCCGTCCTTTCCGTATTTCACACTAGTGGTGGAGAATATCTTGAAGAGGTCCGCCACTTCATAGTCTTCCAGTGGTTCCGCATTCGGACTGTTGAGGGAAGTATACATTTCCATGCGGGTCATTCCGGTTTCGGAAGTCGGATGATCCATGGTGTTCCACTCATTGCGGCAGGCTATATATTGTTCTTTCACCTCTTCCAGTGTCGGCAGACGTTCGATATTTACCATGATAAGGTCCACATTGACATGGCTGTTTTCCTTGACGGCCGTAACGTTCTGCCCTGTAAAGTTGTATAGCTTATGAAGTACCTGCTGCTGGAAGCGTCCGAAAGCGCTTTCAATACTTTTCGATTGTCCGTTGTGCGGCATGGTGGTCTTATGCAGGTGGCATATCTTCTTGAAGAATGTCTGGGCACCTTTAGTCTTATGTCCTCCCTGGTTATCCGTCACTATCTCGTATGGCTTGACTTTCCATGTTTCCAGAGCCATGCGGTAGGCGTCATATTGGGTCAGGAAGTTCTCCTGTCCGAATGAATACCCCAAAAACACTTCGGTACAGGCATCCATCACTTCGTATACGTCAATAGTACGGGCTACCATGCGTTTCTGTTTCTTGTCATAGTCCTTGTAGTAAAGATTAAGCTTGGTTCCGTCACCATACCAAAGCGTGTTCGGCATTTCCGGCAACTGGGTGTCAAATAACGGCATGAACTCGTTTTTGAAAGCCACTTCACCATAAACAGAAGCGTACCACCACAGTTTGACGGCGGTCTTATAGAGATAATTCGTCACGGTATTGGGTGATTCAATGCGTTTTAACCCCTTTTCCTCGGCTATCCGGTTATACTCCTCGAATATCTGCATATCAGTATATACAGGGAATTTACTACGTTTGAGTCTTAACAGAAGGCGTCCTTCCTTGGGACCGACCTTACGGGCTACCTGATTGCCTATATTCCCATTAATAAGGGCTACATAACTGCGTTTTTTGTAATCATTGTATTTTTCTATCAGGCGGGCCGCACTTTTCGGAAGAGTGTGTCCGTACCGTTCACGCAAGCTCTCGCAGAGAGCGATAATCGTATCGCGAACCAGCGGCTTATGTTGGTAGCCACTTTGGTTGTGTATACCTTTCAAGTCCATTTCCTTAGCCACCATGGCATTAAGGACCTTGACGTTCAGCATGTATTCCGTCTGCCGTTCGATCGTTATTTTCGGGGTATATGTCCGGAAGAAATTGGCGGCTTTTTCATCACCTTTCAATCGTTCATTCATGGGAACTATCTGTTTTTTGAGTTGTTTCTTGGCGTCAGGATATTTTGCGTCATAATTCGCACGTATGGTTTCAGGCATACTTTCGTATACAATCCGCACCTTACGCCCGTTGCCGCCTTTTTGCAAGAGAACAAACTTTTTCTCACGAACATGTTTTTTATAATTGGACTTACTCATAATCCCGCTTCCCACAAGTTCGTCATACGTAACACAAAGTGTTTTACCAAACATTTCCATAATCAGAAACCTTTATATTTTAAATTAGCGCAAGCGTCCGGCACCGACCCGAACCCGTAAGCCACCCGTGAAAGCTCTTATCTTGCATGTCAAAAAACACTATCCCTATTCCTCACGAACCAGAATAGTTTGCTACCTTTGTAGCTATCAACTTAAAATAAACTAACATGAATAACTTCTTAAAAAAACAGCAAGAAGAGTATAGTAAACTCACTTGTCCTATTTGTGGCTGTAAGCCCAAGTTAACTCCAAACGGTTCGGAATCTTGCGCTCATGAAGAATTAGAACGCTTAATGGATGAAGTAGATAATCGGTTGCTCAAAGAAGAACGAGAATCTGAACCACATCGTATTAAACCATTTGCCAAGAAAGGTTAGTAGTAATGAGTTTTCCCAACTCCAATTCCAAGAACAGAGAATGAGGTGAATTCTGTATCATCTGGGAACTTGTCGAATTCTTCTTGCAATATTTTGATAAGTTCCCATTTACTTCTAGGTCTCTCTAATTTAAAATCGAAAGCCTTTTTTTCTGTAATCTTACTTCTTTGAAGTTTTATCTTGCTGACATCGATACCTGATATTGCAACTGGACCACAGCCTGTTTTTACTTCAGTAGATGGTTCTGATAGTTCTTGAAGAATAGATAGAACCTCTTTTCGTATGATTTCAGATTGATCCTGTATTGGGCTAATCGAAGTACGGAGCTTTATTTCTCTAAGATCATCATGAAATAAAAACTTTTCGTTGTCTGATATAACTTTTATATTAGCATTTTCCATTGGCTGAATCTCCAAATTACCACCTGTTTTTTTGTATACAGACAGCATCTTTGGTAGCGCATCGGCATGGATCGTAAATTGATACTTCATCACTCAGCCCCCCTTTCTTCCTCTTCCAAAGCCCTTCCCAACAACATAGCTACCGAAAGAACCAGCAACACACCAGCCGTACAGGCATCCTTTATTGAAACGCCAAGCCCGTCAACCAAATTGAGAGCCACAATAAACGCAGCCGCAGCAGCCACATTCTGAATCCATCTAATTATTTTCATAACTTAATTTATTTAATAGTTACTTATCCAGTTTATCCAATGTATTAGCATGAACCGCTTCTTTAAGCGTCTTCGCATCTTTCAACACACCACCCATTTCCAAAGCAGCTTTCCGCAACATATTAGCAATATTGCTTTTCGTTTTAAACTTCAAAGCATCCCTGACAGTCACCTCGCTAACGCCAAATTTCTCTGCCAGTTCCCGCTTAGCTCCATAATCCATTAAAATCTTTGCCATATCCTATTATTGATTAATTAATTTCTTTTCGTATATTAGCACCCATCTTTCGCTTTGGAAAGATACTGCAAATATAAACAAGTTTATAATAACGGCAAAATAAAATATAAACTTTTAATCGTTTACACCTAAATAAGTTTAGTATGACTGTACATGATCGTGTGAAATTGGTGGTCAAATGGCTAATAGGCACAGGAGTTGCTAAAAATCAAGAGAGCATAGGAAGGCTGTTAGGATATTCTAATAAGTCTTCATTCTCACAAATACTTAATAATAAGGTACCACTACCCAATGACTTCATAGACAGATTATGTATATTAAATAGAAATATAAACAAAGTTTGGATTGAAGAAGAAATAGGGAATATGATAGCTGATATATCTACCCCAATTTCTCCAATTAACGAAAATATATTTGTACCATCTACTGTATCTAATCAATCCGATACCATTGCTCTACGCTTAATGGATAAGCTCGATGAAAAAGATAATATAATAAGCGAGAAAGAGGCCAAAATAGAAAAACTTCTAAAAGAAAACGGTCGTCTTGAAGAACGTATCCGCCAATTAGAATCTCAGGATAAGGAGTCTGAACAACACTCAAAAACAGATAATATCACCGAAGCTTTTACCTCAGAATCATCTGGCGACTATGGAGAAGACTCCTTACCCACGAAGCAGCCCACCACCTCAAAGAGATCATCGGTTGGGAAAACATAATCATTTTGTTATTAAAGCTCATTGCTTCATGAAAACAGAAGATGAAGTTATAGAGGTTAACTACACAATATTGCTATTATATATAAACTTAAAACAACAAAACATGGAAACAAGAGAAATTATTTACAGCTATGTCAATCTGATCACTTCTGGTAGCAGCTATAACTGCGACTCCCCATTAGCTCAAGAAGTTAAAAAGACCATAAAGGAGAATAAAGATTTAAGCGATGTAGATTTATAAAAAAAGATAGATGAAGAATTCGGTCCACTAATCGAATTAAATGCTAAGTATGCGCATATTGAAAAAATAAATAACATCAAGAGATGGACGATGTTTATTGGATTTGCTTTTATTATAGGATTTGTTGCTGCATTTATCGGGGCTATAATATTAACATCAAATGTTTTTAAGTAAACAAGCACATGCAAGGTAAATATTAGTATCATGGAATTAAAAGATTTTGTAAAAGAGACACTATTACAAATTACTCAAGGAATAAAGGAAGCTCAAGAAGCTACTGAAGAATATGGCAGTGTCATTAATCCCAGTTCATATAATTCAGGAGAGAACTATAATCATGCCACTATTAAAAACAAGAAATATCCTATACAGGATGTCGAATTTGAAGTTGCCCTCACTGCTTCTACAGAAGAAGGTAACAAATCAGGAATAGGTGTAGCATTTGGTGCTTTTGCTATTGGTGGAAATAAAAATTCAGGAGAAAAAAATGTTTCAGTAACTAATATCAAATTTACTATACCAGCAGTATTTCCAACTGTTGATAGCGAAAATAAGCCCGTATATCCTACAGTTTTGAAAAATCCTCGTCAGAATCGCATGTAATATACATGAATATATCATAAGCAATAAGCACGGTGCTTTCAACACAAGGTCGATGATTAGGATTGTTAAGGAGTCGATTTATAATTTTCTTTTTCAATCGTCTATCTCTCCACCTCTTTATTGAATTTAAAAATCTGCGATACATACTCATTTCTTTAAATAAATCTCCTGGCAGAATTACCAGGAGATTCTCTTATCCAACAATCATTTTACCAACACTCCTTGTACTTCGGAGCAACCAATCCATATCAAAAGCTTGTGGCGTAAACAAGACTCGAACTTGTGACCTCATGGGTATGAACCATGTGAGCTACCAACTGCTCCATTACGCAATATAAAGCAAGCGCACACGCTTTTATGCGCTAAATATACATCTAACTGCGAAATACATCACTACAAATCAAGCACTTACAATAGATTTGCATTTGAATATCCTTTGAAATATAGCGTAATATCCCCCTGTGAATCCGTATTAAAACAGCAAAAAACACATAAATGCAAGAAACATCACTATAAAAATCGACTCTTTTAAGCATATAAAAAGTATCCCCAACTTTCTAATATATAAAATATACGGACAAATAAGTATCCCCAACTCGGTATCCCCAACAGTATCCCCAACTCCATTTTTAACAATTCAGAGAAAGCTATAATTTCCCATTGAAACACATTATTTACGGCTTCTGAATTCTCGTTCAAACAGTTTCTCAAATACTCATAAAATAAGAAGCTATTCCAGTTACTATTTACTGAAATAGGCTATATATAAGGATTCTCACCCTTTAGATGGTGGTTTATGGCCTAATTACATCGGTCGATTAACCTAAAGTTAACCTCTTGTTGTATTTTAGCCGTTTGAATGGTAGTGTAATGTAAGCTAAATGTTACTTGTTGTAACGCATCGTTTTGTTTTTGTCATTCCATAAATTCAGCCCCAAGTTCCCTATTCATCGGCAATACGATAAGTTTTTGCGGCCGTCGTAGTTTACACATATCGTTCTGTGCCCCCTAATTCCATTCCTTAGTTTGATTCATTAATATGATACTTGTATGAGAATGATACGTAGAATCTTCACTTTACTGAAAAGGATTTTTCTTTTTCATTTCTCATATTCTCATAACATACACAATAATCAGCTGTGAATCAAACAGATAACACCATGAGAAATAAAATACAAAAGGGCATTTCTCATAGCTTTTCCGTGATTTAGTCCGTAAAATCGAGCATTTCTCATAGGGTTTAAACCATTTCTCATCTTATTCTCATACTCCGTCTATACATTTTACTCATTTCTCATACAGTATAATTGTAGTTTTTCCGGACTTTTGCCGGATTTACGATTACTCCTTTCCTTCTTCGGTTTTATTAAGCAACTTCTTGCTATTTACTACTTTCCTGTATGTTATTCACCTTATACCTTTATGTTTTTCCCTAATCATTGTTATTTCTTCCTACCACTATTCGTATCGTTGCACTCTAGTGAACAGATCGTTGCACTGGAGTGAACGGTTCTATCTACTCTAGTGAACGTAAGCATTCGGCCTCGCCCGTATTTCTCTCCAAGCTATAATAAAGTCAAAAGCCAGACGAAGCATGTCTGGCTTTTGACTTTATTTATCTTTCTTGTTTATCCTTTCCAATTAAATGGCAGTAAATCGGCGTAGTCGTTTTTCTTTTCTCTTTCATTCTCCTGTACCCTAATCAACACGTCCTGCATCCATAGTTTTGGGTTCACCTTATTTTCCCTGCAACATCCCATCAGTGAAAAGAATATTGCCGCTGCATGTGCCGCTTCATGTGAACCGGAGAAAAGAGTGTTTTTTCTGTTCAAAGTCAATGGCCTTATAGAGCGCTCCACTGGATTATTGTCAATGCAGAACTGTGCATCGTTGACATATCCGGACAGTTGTTCAAAACGTGTGTACATATAGAATATGGCCTTGGCAATAGGCGATTTCTCAACCGTATGTTCATACTCCTGCCTGCACCATTTTTCCAGTCCTTTGATAATAGGGTACGATTCTTCCCGGCGAAGCCTTACTACAGCTCCGCCTTCCAGATGTCCTATCCTGATTTTCTCCTCCACAGCATACAGTCTGCCTATTTGTTCAAGTGCATGCCTTGCTCTAGGAGGATCATTTCCTTCCGCTTCCACAAACTTGCGCCTGACGTGTGCCCAGCAGCACAGGTGCAACTTTCCGGGTAGTGTGTCGAACTCATCATATACTGCAAAGCCGTCACTCTGTACCACCCGAACCTGTCCTGCCAGCAGCGTGTCTATTCCGCTGCTGCCACGTCCCTTGTGATATTCAAAGAATGGGGTATGGAACCGGGGCAGATAGAAGTTCCACATATACCCGCGGTGAAGAGCACCGGGCCGGTCGCTTTCAAGTACGGGATGGGGCGTCTCATCGGCCATGACGTAATAGCTGTCCTTGACCAGTTCACGAAGCTCATTATAGATTGGCTCCAGACGCTGTGCGGCAGCCATCATCCAGTTACTTACGGTAGAAGGACTCAGATGGATGCCTTCACGCTCAAAGATGTCCAGTTGTCTGTACAGAGGCAGGTGGTCGTAATATTTGGCGGTAGCAATGTGTGACAGTACACTTTCCGACGCATTGCTGTGGGGATGTGCCATTACGGGCATGGGAGCAGTTATGATACGACCGTCGGCGAGCCGGTATTTAGGGCGGATGATGCGTCTCACATAGAATCGGGCGGGACTGACGGCATATTGTTCGCTCACTTCCTCTCCCAGCTTCGCCGCTCCCTCCAACGAAAGGCCTTCCGGCATGGGAATGATAATCTCTTCACGGGGAAGGGACGGGTCGATGGGCTTACGGGCGTGGGGAGTAATCTTTTTGGTGAAGCTCTTACGGAAACGGTTGTAACCATTCTCCGATTTGGCAGATTTCTCAGCTGTTTTCTGTTCTTCCGCTACCGGGTCATTGACATCGGACGGAGACTCAAAACAGATGCTCAACTGGCCGGCATCTTCGGGAAGATGGCGTTTTTCACTGGATTTACCCCATAAACGGCGTGTCAAGTCAGCCAATTTCCATCTCAGGTCGGCAATGACGGCTGTACAGGCTGAGATTTCTTCGACCTGGCGGGAATACTCCCGCAAAGAGGATTCGTATTTTCTCTGAAGTTCTGCATGTTCCTTTTCAAGGCGTTCACGTTCCTTGCGCAGCTCTTCGTACTCTTCCAAAGTAAGGGTAATGACCGGTTCTTTCACTGTATATCCACTTTTTT